TTTGTTTTCTCCTCTAGCCAGTGGCTACTTGTTTACATATTATTTGATTTGACGTGGACTATCTTACCCACGCTTGGCGTTGCAGTCTTATTATCTAGGACTGTCCACAGTACAGGGCATGTCCACTGACCCCAGCCACCGTATAGGTAACCATCTGTTAACACGATAACAGCCTGTGGTTTAATGCCATGCTCGGCCATGTACTCTGGCACACACTCGACATTCGTACCGCCGCCACCTCTTGGCTTGGTTGACTTGACCAACGTATCGAGTTCATGTGTCTCGTACTTCTCATCACGACACACCTCGGTATCCCAATAGATCACACGTACACATGAGGGCTTGACCGTATCACAGATAGACTTGATCTCAGACAAGAACACCGACAGTTCATTTTTGCCAATCGAGCCTGACGTATCAATAGCTAATACCAGTTCCTCGACCTGTTCAGAGATACCGCTCGGCATATAGATATCCATACCTATGTATCTGCGGTTCGGCCTGTTCCATGTAGAGTAGTCACTCCCTGCACATGTCGATGAGATAAACTCGCGCAATACTTCACGCCAGTTGACTTGGGGTTCGAGTAACTCACCCAGATCACGCGCACCCTTGTTACCTAGTTTACCTGCAACCATGTGACCTTGGCGTATTGCTTCATCAATCTCTTGGTCAAGCTCTTGCTTCTCACCATCAGTCATCTCCTTCGCACCCTCGAAGTCATGGTCATCGAGCGGCTTACCTGTTGTACCTGCAGTATCATTATTACCATTACCTGATGACGTGTCATCATACAGTAGCTTAAACACTTCCTCGGTATTCATACCTCGATACTTCTCATCGAGACACCCACCTTCGATCCACTCCACAAAACCATTCTTGTTCTCGTCCATGATCTGTAGGTTGATAACGTAGTCCATAGCCATGTTGGTTAGCTGTGGGTCTAGCTTGTGTAGGTGTTGGTAGTTGTGGATATGTCTATACATCTTATGTCCTACTTCGTGTAGCACAAGGAAGCGTAGCTGTGGGTCGGTCAACCCTGTAACAAACCCACGTCCATAGTATTCATCCCTACCGTTGGTGTAGGCAGTTGGCACATCATCTTTGATACACCTCTCGCCTATCATCAACACCCCAGACAACGCGACATAATCATCGTTGCCCATGATAGAGACAACAGCCTTGGACAGTCGTTGCTCTTCGGTTAAGTTATTTAACATTAACATTTTGTTTTCCTCTCTAGCCAGTGGCTATTACTTTTTATCTGCTGTGAACATGTATGTGTTATCCTTCGCCCACTCGGTGAACTTGGCGTTAGACATGACAACATCAATCTTGCTGTACTTCGGGTTTCTCGCGCCATTGACAAACATACCTTGGGCTTCTTTGTTTAGCCTTGGCATGTAGTCCATCCACGCGTTAACCCAACTTCTCTCCATTGAAGCCAATGACCTGTATACAACCATACATGTGGCACTCGCACTCTCTGGAACCTTCGCGTTCTTGGGGTCGTTCTTGATACTGTCGAGGGATGGCAGTTGATCTGCCAGTTTAACAAAGGCCATCATATCCATCGCAGCTTGATCACCTACTGTACCCATGAGTAAACCTGTTAGGGTATGATCATCTATCGACCCCCGTGCATGTAGCAAGTCGGACGCACCATGTAGAGAACGCGGTGTCACAAACGCTTCACGCTGTAGCTGTGGGTGAAAGATGTATGGGTTCTCGGTTGGGTCTTTGACATCTTCGAATGTCTGTAATACCGCAGGGAAGTCTTTGACAAACCCTAGTACCGATGGATGTACATCGTTGTTGATACCCCACTCGATCCACTCAAGGGCATCGGGCTTACGTATCTTTACAGTTGCTACGCGGTTACGTTGATGTGGTAACAACATATCACCCACACCCTCTGCACCTAAGTTTGATGTTGCGAACACCACGCTATCTGGATGTAGTGCGTAGCTACCGACCTTACGCTCTAGTATAACACGTAGTAGTGCGTTCTTAACCGCAGGGTTAGCCTTACCGAACTCGTCGATCATCAGTATGATAGGTTTGTTCAAGTGTACACCAAGCTCTTCGTTGGTTGCGTAGGTCACATAGTTCTGACCTTCTAGCTGTGCCATCTTCGGTATCATAATGTCACCGAGGTCTTTGGTGGTACAGTCAAAGTAACAGGGCGTGTGGTTTGGTAATCGTTTCGCCAACTCTGTAAGCATTGACGATTTACCGATACCCATGTGACCTTGGGCAAGTATGGTACGCTGATGACCGTAGGCCACGATTGCGTCTGTACATTGGTCAAGTGATAGTGCGTACATTTGTGTTGCTGAGTTATTCATTTTGTTTCTCCATTGTTGTTAGCCAGTGGCTAGGTTAAATACCAATTGATGGTAATGATTTAAGGATGTCGTCCACGTTCTTCTTGGTTTGAGCGCGAAAGTGTGCGTCCTCACGTAGTGCATCAGGTGTAACACCTTGGAACGTGTACTCCAGTTGCTGACGTATCTTCTCCTTTTCAGGATTATTATCGAGATTAAAATCCGAAAGCATATCAACTATACTAGTTACATTGGACACGAGCGTGTCACGAAATATACTCTTCTTCTCATTGTCACCAAAGTCGATAGTTCTGGACATCTTTGTGAGTGCTTCATGTATACGTGTCCACACATCATTCATAGACTTAGTTATCATGTTATTGTAGCTCGCTTCGCAATCTTCTTGAACTTGCTTGAGTGCTTCGGCAGGTAGATCGACACGTATGTCACCTGCGTCTGGACATGGGAACGTGTATACATTCCACGCGAACTTGAGCTTGAGTTCCTCCAAGGTTGGGTAGTCACTTTTATTGAACAGATCACCGAGCTTGACCTTGGCTTGCTCCACTTGGTTTGGATACTCAATGAAGAACTTCTCGCATAGACTGAAGAACTCATTCTGCATGTCGGACATTGTTTTGGTGTATTCAAAGTAACGCTTGGTTGGTATCAGGCGTTGACCACCATCACTCCAAGGTGTTGTCATATTCACATGCAGGTTGCGTGCATTACCCACGTGTTTGCCGATAGCTTGAAAGATATTGCTATCACCAAGTAGGGCTTTATGGACATTCGCAACACCGCTCTTGGCATTGTTTGTGTTAACAACTTCTTGCGAAGCCCTCTTGTCGAGCTTCCTAAGTGTTGCTTGTGATATGCGTAAGTCAACTAGTAGTGCTGACGACGCAAGGGTTGGGGCTGTTGTTTCAAAGTTCATTTTATTTCTCCTCTAGCCAGTGGCTAATGATTTTTGGTTAAGGTGCTTTAGTTCTTCGATATTGGTAATACGTGTGTAACCTTGTTTAGGTAAGGGTACGATAGTCCAACCGAGGCGTGCTTGGGTCGCGGCTTGGTCACCACAGTCAAGGCATGTTGTGTAACCTAACATCGCTCGGTCTACTGAAAATTGGTCTTCACATTTCGTACAATACATTGGTTTCTCCGTTTGTTGCTAGCCAGTGGCTAATGGTTGTATGACGTGTTGTCGTGTGTTGCGTCATATTGTATAATTACTTTGCTTGATCATACTTACAGTATAACACAAGTATCAGGAAATGTCAAACGATGTGGTTACTTATTGTTCGAACGTATCGGGTGTTAAATGGTGGGGTTTGGTGCAATGTGCTGTAATGTTC